TGATTAAATATAAGTTTTATAAATTTATCTGCCCAAGCAGGTTTAAGACCTAGTGCTTTAGTCCACTCATCTTTGTTATTGACATCTAGTGGTGGAAACTCACCAAATAATATTTTGTTTACTAATCCTTCTTCTGGAAAGTTTTTAAATATAAAAGAAGCAGGTATCTGCACGACAGGACCAAAACCAGGTAAAAGTCCTGCTGCTATGTTTATGCTTTCTGCATACACAGGCATATTTACTCGTACATCTTGATTAGGTGCATCTTTAAACATCCAATCTTGTAACAACCCTGTGCCTGGATAGTTAAATACTACCTGTCCGTTAATAGGGTTTTTGTAAAATATACCTTTACCTGTTGGTCCAAACGCATCATTTTCCTGTGCTGCACCATCCCATATAGTTCCTGTTCTTGCAGCAACTTGTGGATTAGCTTTCATAATACCTAACCAAGTAGTTAGCACCTCTTGGTAAGCATT